TCGTCCTTGGGCACAACCCCGTCGCCGGAACCGTTGGCGTTCAGTGCTGGTCCGTTCTGTACCTTCGGAAGAACTGGTGCGCCTTTGCCGCCAGTCTGACCGTCCGAAAGATTTTCTAGTGCTGCACCCTGAGATGCGCCTGCTTCACCAGCCATGGTGTATTACTCCTGTGTGACGGCAGCTTCACCTGCCTTCTGTTGTACGTTCGCTTGAGACTGAGCCTGCATAAGCTGCTGCTGTTGGGCCATAGCCTGCTGCTGCTTCTGCTGTAGTTCAGCGTCGGTGTAGCAAAGCTTTGCCCAATCGACCTGACGGTTAAGACCGCAGAACTCGGCGAACTTGAGTGGGTTGATAACTCCGCGAATGTCTTCTGGTACTGCTTCTAGTCCAGCTAGATCGCCAATCCAGAGACGCACGTTGTCCATCTCACCGGCACGAGACAGGTTGTCCATGCCAGTAACGATGCGTGGTTCTACGCCCCACTGACTTCCATCGAAACCGATAGCGTCGAGCAGGATGTATGCCAGCGGCTGCTGCCACTGGTGCGCAAGGCGAGAGTAAACACCACCATGGGCGTTCTCTAGTTCCTGCGCGATCATACGGATTTCTTCGGCTGTAACGCGCTCGGCGTCACGAACCATACCGCTGTTCAGCATGAACGCCTGACTAACCTGCTGTGTGTAGCGGTCAATCATCGACAAGATGAACTGCGCGTCTCGCTGCTTATCAAGCTGTGGCGAAGTGATATCGCCTTCTTTGCCTGAATGGTACGAGCCGCTTGGGCTGTTGTTCAGTAGCTCGACATCCAGCAGAGAGCTAGGGTTGACGAGATACTTGATATCGCCCATCACGCCAGCCATGTTGATAAGGCTCTGCGTCAGGACTTCGATGCTGTGGAACGCACCGCTGTAGTCTTCCACCAGACCGCGACCATAGTCCTCGCCACGCGCAAGGTTCCAAGTCAATGGCAGCCATGGCAGGAGCTTAGCGGGATATGTGACATCCTGTTCGCCAAGGTCGAGGTCAATAAGATCGGCCGCTTGTGTAACGTGGTACTTACCATCGTCTTCAAGTCGGATGCGGGTGTAGATACAGACTGGTGTGCGATCCTCGTATCCCTCGCGGGAGTACTGCTTCGTGAACCGAAGCTGAGCCTTTACGTCATCTGAGAACGTTTCGAAGGCTTTGGTATCGCGGGTTACGATCTCGATGACCGTACCGGCCACATCGCGGACTACTGAGTAATCGCGGAGGCTGTAGACCTGTGTAGGTCCATTCTCTGGCATGTACTGTAGAGCATTGCCAGTAACGAGTAGCAGCTTAGCTACGTCTACTGCTTTGTCGCGGAACTGTACCATCGCAAGGCGGTCCATTGCCTTGCGCTCGGCGCTGTTGAATACTTGGTCGATCTTGCTGAGGGCCTGACCGACATCCGCCTTCTTGCTGTCCTTGCTGAGAGCTTCGAGTTGTTCTCGTTGGGTCTCGTCTAGGTGCAGCCGGAAGAAGGTTCCTTGCATACGAAATAGGGTCGTAACAACTTTGTTTGCCATGCTGTTAAGACCACGCGCACCAACGCTATCGTTGGACTGCATTAGCTCTAGGCTGCGCGTACCGAAGTGTTCTTCGGGGAAGACATTGGGCAGTGTCCATGCGGAATACTGTTCAGACCGGGTGAGCAAGTCGCCCTTATCGTGGTGCAGTGTTTCCCATCTATGTCGTATGCTACCCTTTGGCGCACCACTGGTGCTGCTCATGGTAGCTCCTTACAGATCGAGGCCGACTACGCCCTTACGTTTCTTCTTGGCACCGAGCGAGATATCGCCAGCGGCAGGAACAGTCGTTACAGGATCGGCCCCGCCAACGGCGACACCATCGCTGCGGATATCGGCTCCGCTTTTGCGGTCTTTAACCGCCGTCCGTACGTTAGCACTGGACGATACAGGTTGCGCTACCGGAGTAGCACTAGGCAGTACCTGTGTCTGCTGCTGTGACTTGGGTTTAAGAAAGCCCATTAGATTGCTAAGCCTCCACGACCCAGACCGGTGATGGTCTGTGCCTGTTTGCGTTGTTCAACGAAGCCTGAACTGGTGCCGGTTGCACCCGCTTCTTCGTCTACATCGTTCACCCCGACCCGCACGGTAGCGCCAGCATCTCGTGCAGCGTCTGCTGCTACGGCTGGTACTTCTGCTTTGGGTACTTTGGGTGAGGACTGGAACAATGTGGAGGCGACCGAAGCTGCGGCGAGACCGCCGAGCAATAGGGTTTCGATGCCCACTACAATTCCTTTCTAACGGCAGGTAGGGTAGTCTTGTATCCGAGCCTCATGTAGAGTTGGATAGTGCGCGCCTCTTCCATGCCTGTGGTTGCGCCCGCGTAGACATTAGCCGCACCACGATCCCTAGCAAGCTTCTCGAACTCTTTGATGAGACGAGGTGCTAGCATGGTGCCACGGTGCGGCTTAGCTACGTAGAGCATTTGTTCGAATGCGTCGATGCGCGAACTGTACCAGTGTTCCTCGACATGACCGAACATGAAGCCATTGTAGTCATCATCGATAACGCCGATGAAGCTAGGCAGGCATATCAAGTCCCGTAGTCGTGGTGGTACATAATCCCAATCCTGATCCACGAAGGCATAGGCTGGGCTTTCGTTACGCAAATCCACGAGTAGTTCGCAGATCGCGTTCACGTCATAGAGGCTGATGTCCCGGATCATTGACCGATCCTGACTATCGCCCCTGTAGGCATTGGCCGTCCCGGTTCTTGGTTGGGGCGTCCTACTGTTTGTTTGGCACCGGCCTTAGCCTTTACCCATTCGACTACAGCGAACTGTGCTGCGGCCCATTTGATATCTGCTTCGGTAGATGCGGCTTGTATGTCTGGTCTGCGGAAGGCAGCTTCCAGATCGTCAAGCAAGTCCTGACTTATGAGGCGCAGGGTGCCGGTGGTGCCTGACATGGTTCCCTCGTTGGAAAGCATATCACTTCGAGCAAGTTCTGTTCCCGTAGGAACGCGACTAGGTAAGGCGGCAGTACCGCGTTGTTAGCTACGAATGATATGGAAAGTTCGAGTTTATCCTCGTCCGACAAATCATCATACTTGCTGATGGCCGAACCCTTTCAAGGTTATTATCCTAAAAGGGTCCGGTAGCGCCTCAGCCGAAAAAGTACTTGGAGTGTCGGACCTGTTCGATGTCTAGTGTGCCCTTTGGTGGCATGCTCGGCATCTTGTGTCCCATATCAACCTGCTGGTCGCTGAACTCCTGTAGTGGGTCATGCGTCGAATACAGGTGGATAAAGGCTTCTCGGATCACACTATGAAGCGTGTCCGTATCGCAAGCATGTGTCCCGTAGTCATCATGGATACATGCCAAGTCTGTAATGCCGAGTTCTTCACAGCGGCGTACGGTTTCGCGCAAGTGCGCGGCATCCATACTGTGGACGAAGTTCGGAGACACTGACGAGCGCATACCCCTTGGGCATATCTCGTCTGTGTACTGGCTGATCTTCAGTCTCAAATCGCCTGCAAGCTGTGTGCGTACCCGGATGTCTTCCGTCTTGTAGATCGCTTGGTATACGGGGAAGCCGTCTGGTGTGAACCAGTAGAGCGGGCCTTCCTTCGCAACGATACCAGCGCATGATTGTAGCCAGTCCATCGCTACCCTAGCAGCGACCACGACTTCACCGATGGATGCCCAAAGGTATGGCGTAAGGAACGTGCTGGCCTTGAACCGGCCAACCTTGATAACCCACTTGGACTTGTCGTTGCCCTCGATGCCGATGATACCTTCGAAGATATACCGGGTGCAGGACTGTCTGGTTGCCCCGTAGGGCAGGGTCATCACAGGTCGTTTAGGTATCTTGCGTGGTAGACCGCCCTTACCGTGAGCGTCCATGAACTTGTACCACTGAGCCAGAGCAACCTTATGCTCGTCGTCCTCAAGGTCTTCCATGGTCAACCGGCGTAGCTTGCCGGCACATACCGCACCTACTGCACTGTAGATGTCGGCAGGCTTATCCTGTGGCGTTAGGTTGGTAGCCGCCCCGCCGACC